CCTGCTGAAATCCTACAACCATTTAAGTTTGGTTCTTTGGATCAGGTGACTTTTAACCAAGCACAACAGCTACAATCAATGGTACAACAGTCTACTGGTGCTATTGATTCTGCTGGAATTCCTGCTTCTATTAATGGAGAAGGAACAGCAGCGGGTATTTCAATGGGATTGGGAGCAATCATTAAGCGTCATAAGCGCACCTTGATTAACTTCCAAGAGAACTTCTTGATTCCGTTTATTGAGAAAGCTGCTTGTCGTTATATGCAGTTTGTTCCTGAGTTGTATCCTGTTAAAGACTACAAGTTTGTAGCAACCAGTACGCTTGGCATCATTGCTCGTGAGTATGAGACTACACAACTTGTTCAGTTGTTGCAAACCATGCCACAGGAATCTCCTGTTTATAATCTGCTTGTTACTGCTGTTGTTGATAACATGGCTATTTCTAATCGTGATGAAATTATTGCAGCAATTCAGCAAGCAGCACAGCCTAATCCACAAGCACAACAGTTGCAACAAGTACAAACTCAAATGCAGATGGAATCTGCTATGGCACAGCTTGAGAATATTAAAGCACAAACTGCTGAGGTTGTTAGTCGTGTACAACAGAACAATGTTGAGACTCAGTTGCTGCCAATTGAAGAAGAAACTCGCCGTATTGCTGCTATGTCTAAGAACATGCCAATGGATGAGTTTAAGAAATTGGTGGAATACGCCAAGTTACAATTAAAAGAAAAGGAAATTAACGTTAAGGAAAACATGGTGGAGATGCAAATGCGTCAGGCTAGTAATAACTAATAGTTATACTGCTTGACATATCCATTCATTTGTGTTATAATATGAGAGTAGCCAATGAGTATTGAGAAATACTATGAGAACTACATGGACTTATTTCAACAAGAAGGTTGGAAGCAGTTAAAGGAAGATTTACAAGACACTGCTGACTCCATTCATATCCTAAGTCTTAATGACTCTAAGGATTTACACCTAGCACAAGGACAGCTTAATGTCCTGCATAGACTATTGTCATGGGAGGAAGCCATTGGCAATAGCTACGATGAGTTTTTACGAGAGGGATTGAACGATGAAACGTCTGTTTGATTTCACTTGTGAGAAAGGCCACACAGAGGAACAGTACGTTGATCCAGAAATAAAAGAATCAACCTGTACTCAGTGTGGTTCAACCAGTAAGCGGATAATCTCAGGAACATCCTTTAAGCTAGATCATACCTTTCCATCAGCTAATTTGAAATGGGCTAGGGATCATGAAAGAGCCGCTAAAAAGAACTAACCACAATCTTCACAATACTTTTAAAGTACGGAGAAATACATTAAATGACTAGAATAGTTGATCCTCTTGATAACCAAGAATTGAGTTTAGGCGAAGGCGAAGAACTTGTAAACCTTTCTGATACTGACAACCCTAAAGAACAGGAATCAGTGGCAGAGGTAGAAGAACAAGACGAATCAGTACAAGAAGAACAGAAAGAGTCTTTTGAACTTCCCGATAAGTACAAAGACAAACCTGTTGAAGAACTTGTACGTATGCACCAAGAAGCTGAGAAGTTACTTGGCAGACAAGGTGCAGAGCTTGGTCAACTTCGTAAAGGCGTAGACGACTTGCTCAAGACAAAACTAGACGAGTTTAAAAGTGGTAATGAAGTAGAAGATCAAGAAGAAGATTTTGATTTCTACGAGAACCCCAAAGAGGCTGTTAACCGCACACTTGAGAAAAGCGAAACAATCCAGCAAATGAAACAGATGCTTGCAGAACAACAGCAAGCAGAAGTTTTAAAGATGATTGAGAACGAATATCCTGACTATAGAGACACCATTCAAAATGAAAATTTTGTTGAGTGGATCAAAGCATCTAAAGTTAGGACTGAGCTTTTACAAAGGGCTGATAAATACGATCTTGACGCTGCACTTGAATTACTTGGAAACTGGAAAGAGCTAAAAGGCACAGTTGAAAAAGTAAAAGAAGTGAACGAAAAGGATCTTAAACTACAGCGTAAAGCGGCCAGCACTGGTGGGGGCGGTTCATCTGAACCAGTTTCTCGTAAGATCTATCGGCGTACTGATCTAGTTAATTTAATGAGAACCAACCCTCGCAAGTATATGGCTAATGTTGAAGAGTATGACAGAGCCTATGCTGAAGGGAGGGTTAAATAATCCAAACTTTTTAAAGGTATTTAATCATGGCACTTGGAACTGACCACGTAACAAACACAACCGCAGCAACTTTTATTCCAGAAATTTGGAGTGATGAGATCGTTGCTGCATACCAGAAAAATCTGGTACTGGCTAACCTTGTAAAGAAAATGTCCCACGTAGGTAAGAAAGGCGATACTATCCATATCCCTAAACCTACTCGTGGTACTGCTTCTGCTAAAGCTGCTTCAACTCAGGTTACACTGATTGCTGCTACTGAATCAGAAGTACAGATTTCAATCAACAAACACTACGAGTATTCTCGTTTGATTGAAGACATCACTGACGTACAAGCACAGCCTTCACTGCGCCAATTCTACACTCAAGATGCTGGCTATGCTCTGGCTAAACAAGTTGACGATGACCTGTTTGCTTTGGGTAAGTCCTTGGGTGATAGCGATGGTGCTGACTGGGTTCACAGCAACTCTTTCTACATTGATGGTGCTAACGGTTTGGCTGCTTACGCTGTTGATACTGTAGCTCCTACTGATCTGTTCACTGATCTGGCTTTCCGTGACGCAGTACAACAACTGGATGATGCTGACGTACCGATGGATAACCGCTTTATTGTTATTCCTCCGTCTGTTCGTAACACCGTTATGGGCATTGATCGTTACAACTCTAGCGACTTCGTAGATGGTCGTGGTGTAATGAATGGTCAAATTGGCTCACTGTATGGTGTAGACGTTTACGTTTCTAGCAACTGTCCTGTCATTGAAACTGCTGCTGAGAATACTGCTGGTGGTGACGTTAAAGCTGCTATCTTTGGCCACCAAGACGCTTTTGTTCTGGCTGAACAATTGGGTGTTCGCACTCAAACTCAGTACAAACAAGAGTACTTGGGTGACTTGATGACTGCTGATACCCTGTATGGTGTACAAGTAGTTCGCCCTGAGTCTGCTATTGTAATTGCTGTTAACGCTTAAGGCTTAACACACAGGGGAAAGCCATTAGGTGAGTACCCTGTTTTTTATTTTATAATTACAATGGGCAGGTATTTAAATGGCTATATATCGTGGTAATGGTGGTGCTGGTGATGCTACAAATGACATTACCATTAACCAAATTACAGAGCTAAGTTCAGAAGCACAGATTTCTGCTGATGCTGCTGCAAGCTCTGCTACATCTGCTTCTTCATCTGCTAGTGCAGCAACCACATCTGCTACTAATGCTGCAAACTCTGCTACATCTGCTGGTACATCAGCTACCAATGCTGCTTCTTCTGCTTCTTCTGCTTCTACTTCTGCAAGTAATGCAAGTACAAGTGAAACCAATGCCGCAGCTTCTGAAACCGCTGCTGCTGCAAGTGAGGCTGCTGCCGCATTAAGTGAAACTGCTGCTGCTGCTTCTGAAACTAATGCTGCTAGTTCTGCATCTTCGGCCAGCACATCAGCAAGTACAGCAACTACTCAAGCAACTAGTGCTGCAACTTCAGCAACAAATGCAGCTACTTCTGCTAGTGCTGCTTCTACATCTGAAACAAATGCAGCTACTTCAGAAACTAATGCAGCTACATCTGAGACAAATGCTGCCTCCAGTGCTACTAGTGCATCAACCGATGCTGCAACAGCCACTACAAAAGCATCAGAGGCTTCTACAAGCGCATCTAATGCTGCTACTTCAGAAACCAATGCTGCTGCTTCAGAGTCTGCGGCTGCAACATCTGCTACAAATGCAAGTACCTCTGAGACCAACGCTGCTGCTTCTGAGACAGCCGCTGCTAGTTCTGCCAGTGCTGCTGCTACATCAGAAACAAACGCAGCGACAAGCGCATCTGGAGCCGCTACTAGTGCAAGTAGTGCAGCTACGTCAGCATCTAACGCTAGTGCGTCTGCCGATGCAGCCTTATCAGCTTTAGACAACTTTGATGATCGTTACTTAGGTCAGAAAACATCTGATCCAACAACTGACAACGATGGTGATGCTTTAGTTGCAGGTGCTTTATATTTCAATACAACTGATGATGCGATGAAGGTATACGAAGGTAGCACTTGGGTAGCTGCCTATGCCTCATTGGCTGGTGCTTTACTTGCATCTAACAACCTTTCAGATCTTGATAATGTGTCTACCGCCCGCACTAACTTAGGCTTAGGCACTGCGGCAACTACTGCATCTACTGACTACGCTACAGCAGCTCAAGGTGCTTTAGCAGATTCTGCATTGCAGTCTATCCCTGATAACTACATCTTAAATACTGGTGATTCAATCACAGGTGATTTGTCTTTTGGTGACAGCGACAAAGCAATCTTCGGTGCTGGGTCTGATTTGCAGATTTATCATGATGGTAGCAATAGTTATGTGCGAGACGCTGGCACAGGCAACTTAATTGTGCGTGGCACCAACTTGCAGCTTCGTGGTAATACAACCAACGAGCTATTCATGAATTGCGTTGAGAATGGGGCTGTTAACCTTTATTTCGACAACGCAGCTAAACACGCCACAACCTCTATAGGCGTAAACGTAACAGGTACAGTCACAGCTACAGGCGGAAACTCAACCAACTGGAATACCGCTTATGGTTGGGGTGACCACTCCGCTGTTGGCTATCTTACTGCTGCAACTGGTACTGATACTGATTTATCTAACCTTAGCGCAACGGGTGAGAGAAGAGTTTGTCATATTTACTGTAAATGGAATGGTACCGGCACAGTTACTATTCTGGATTCCAACAACGTATCTAGCATAACAGATAACGGGACTGGTCAGTACACTTTAAATTTCAGTATTACTATGGCTAATTCTAACTACGCTTTCGTAACGTCATCTAGTAGGACATCTGGTCAATCAGCTATGGGAAATTTAGGGTTTACAGACGGTACTACTAACACTACGACAGCATTGAGTCTTAATAATAGGGGTGCCTCGTCTAATCGAGACAATGCTAACCTCAGTGTTGCTATCTTTGGGGACTAGTATGAGAATAATATATCAAACAGAAGAAGGATTAGCAGTATTAATTCCTAGTGGTGAGCTAGATATAAACGAAGT